CCACCTCTAAGGTCATCTAAACCTTGTTTGATGTCTGTGATGTGAGCCGCAAGATCTTCGATCTTTTTGTCCTGGACGTGGTTGACCATTCGGAGAACGGTCTCCCTTGTGTCTGTCATCTTAACTATATAACTTAGGACTCATTTTTTTAAATCCCCAAGGGACTTCAAAATTTTCACCATGATCTTGTTGTGAATCTCGAGTTGCTGACGGATCCCTACCAAGGTACTACAGACAGTGTCACCATCGATGGTCTCCAGGGCGTTCACTAGGATGGCCCCCAGGTCAACGTCCTCGGTCTCATCTTCGTCCTCGAGAAATTGGGAGAAGTCGGGCATCTCGGTATCGGACACCTCGGTATCGGACTCTTCGCGCTCACTGTCGGTCATTTTTGGTTACCCATATTTTTTCTTTCTTAAAAGGGCGCGTGTGTCAGGCGGCTGAAAAATTTTCTTGCCTACTAGTACTAAAGCAAACTATGGCGGGAGGATTAATGCAATTGGTGGCCTATGGTGCCCAGGATGTGTACTTGACCGGAAGCCCTAAGGTGACTTTCTTTCAGGCGGTGTATAAGCGCCACACCAACTTCGCGATGGAGACCATCGAGCAGGTTGTTAACGGTACGGCGGCGAACAACGCCCGTCTGTCCGTGACGGTTGCCCGCAACGGTGATCTCATCGGTGAGATGTACCTCGAGATGATCTCGGCGGTTACCACTTACGTCTCGAATGACAGCACGGCGACCGCTGAGTGGCTTGCCGAGCGTGCCATCGCTGATATCGAGCTTACCATTGGTGGTCAGCGCATCGATAAGCACTACCAGAAGTGGTGGCGTCTGTATTCCGAGCTTTACCTCGATGAGGCGAAGCGCGTGCAGTACGGTAAGATGACCTCCGCGTCTCTTGACACCGGCAAGGTGTACCTGCCCCTGATCTTCTTCTTCAACAGGAACCCGGGTCTCTACCTGCCCCTCATTGCTCTCCAGTACCACGAGGTCCGCCTCGACATCACCCTGAGCGCCGTGTTCGCGGACTACCTGTCCACCTCCGGCTTCAAGGTGTGGGGTAACTACGTCTACCTCGATACCGAGGAGCGCCGCCGGTTCGCCCAGAAGGGCCACGAGTACCTGATCGAGCAGGTGCAGCACACCGGTGTGGACACCGTGACCGCCGCCGGGACCAAGCAGGTGCGTCTGTCCTACAACCACCTCGTCAAGGAGCTTGTCTGGTGCTTCTCCGACTCCGGGACCAGCGCCAGCGACAACGACATGTGGGATACCACTTCCAACATTGGTCTTACCGAGGTTGCCACCATCCCCGTGTCCACAAACCTTTCCAACTGTTACATCTCCCCCAACGTGCTCGGGGCCCCTCTGGTTCTCCAGAACGGTGTCGACTCCAACGCGTGGGTTGAGGAGGGTGCCGTGGGTGCCACCACCTCCGTCGGTCCTCTGTCGACTTTCAAGCTGATCCTCAACGGTCAGGACCGGTTCAAGGAGCAGACCGGGAAGTACTTCAACCAGGTGCAGCCCTTCTACCACCACAGCGGGAACCCGTACCCGGGTATCTACTCGTACTCTTTCGCGCTCAAGCCCGAGGAGCACCAGCCCACTGGTACCTGCAACTTCTCGCGCATTGATAACGCGCAGGTCGAGGTTGTGCAGAAGGCCAACACCAGCCGTACCACCAACATGCACATGTTCGCTGTGAACTACAACGTGCTCCGCATCCAGTCGGGCATGGGTGGTCTCGCCTTCAGCAACTAAGTTAACTAACTAATATACTCATTTGACGGGAACTAAAAACTTTCCGCATAATGAATATATGGGTGTTGCAGTCAATCATAATGTCGATTTTGAAAACACTGGGTTCACGATAAATGCTACATGGGCATCAACTGGGGGTAATGTAATTAAGATGTCTAAGTACTCGACCGGAACTACTGAAGGAGGTGAACCTATTTACAAATATACTATTTCATGTGATTTTGAATATTGGGTCGATGAAGCCGCCAGAAATAATGGAAAGTCGTCATTGACTTCGCGCAAAGTTTATATTGAATATGATCAGGTTCCCACAGGAAATCTTTACGAACTCCTTTATGCAAAGTTTAACGGTTCAACGTGATCAATCTTTACGCCTCGTTCGCATGTTTCAAT